TATGGAGCGCAACAACTAATAGTTGGCAGAATGTCGGTCAGATTGTTGGCCCACAAGGAACACAAGGATTAATCGGATCACAGGGTGTTCAGGGAACTGTTGGTATTCAAGGCACACAAGGTTTGCAAGGTGTTATTGGCGCACAAGGAACTCAAGGAGTTCAAGGTGTGCAAGGTACAGAAGGTTTACAGGGCTTAGAAGGCTTGCAAGGAACGCAGGGTGTGCAGGGAGTACAAGGCGCTCAAGGCACTCAAGGCATAACTGGTATTCAAGGCGCACAAGGTATTCAAGGAACTCAAGGTGTTCAGGGCTTGCAGGGTGTGCAGGGAACACAAGGTACACAGGGCATACAAGGCACAAACGGAACTCAAGGAATTACAGGAGCGCAAGGAATTGAAGGCGCTCAAGGTCAAACAGGAGCGCAAGGTTTTGACGGTATTCAGGGAACAGTTGGCGCACAAGGTGCAGAAGGTATGCAAGGCGCTACTGGCACACAAGGTTTAATTGGCGCTCAAGGAATTACTGGTGTGCAGGGTTTAACTGGCATACAAGGTTCAACAGGAACACAAGGTTTTGATGGAACTCAGGGCATTACTGGTACACAGGGTGTGCAAGGAACTGAAGGCATACAAGGTGTTGTTGGATCACAAGGAACAACGGGCGCACAAGGTACACAGGGTGTTCAAGGTGTGCAGGGTGTTCAGGGTACAGATGGAATTCAAGGAACTATTGGTGCGCAAGGCGTAGAAGGTTTACAAGGTGTAACTGGTAGCCAGGGAATTACAGGATCACAAGGCACACAAGGAGTTCAGGGTGTGCAAGGTATAACAGGTGTGCAAGGTACTGATGGACTTCAGGGAATTACTGGCGCGCAGGGAACAACTGGACAAACTGGTTCACAAGGCGTTCAAGGAATTCAAGGCGTTACTGGAATTCAAGGTACACAAGGTGTTCAGGGTGTTACTGGATCTCAAGGTGTAGATGGTGCGCAAGGAACAACTGGATCTCAGGGAATTCAAGGCGTTCAAGGCACTAATGGATTGCAAGGTTTAACAGGAGCGCAGGGAACACAAGGCACTCAAGGAATTATTGGAAGCCAGGGTGCAACAGGTACTCAAGGCGTTCAAGGTATTACAGGAATTCAAGGCACTGTTGGCTCTCAAGGCACACAGGGTATTCAAGGCATCACAGGTAGCCAGGGCGTTCAGGGCATCACGGGTATTCAGGGTGTTCAAGGTAATACTGGTGCAAGCGGTACATCATCATCTATTTTTGAGTATCAAACAGACACTACAACTCAAACACCTGTACCTACCGCTGGCAGAATTATTTGGAATAACACCACACAAATTTCTGCAACAAACATTTACATTTCCCACTTAACAGATTTTAATGTGGACATTGATGTTTTATTAGGAAACATTAAAGACGGTGACATTTTCTTCATTCAAGATAGAACTAACTCTGATAACTATCAAGAATGGGAAGTAAACGGCACACCAACTTATGTAACTAATAGTTACTTCACTTTTCCTGTAACACTTTTAGCATCAGGTGGAACAGGTACAACAGGGTTTGCAAATAACCACAACATTTCTCTTATTACTCAAAGCGTTGGTATTCAAGGAGTTACAGGTGCGCAAGGTACAACTGGCGCGCAAGGTACTCAAGGTTTACAAGGCAACCAGGGTACAAATGGGCTACAGGGTTTAACTGGATCACAGGGAACTACAGGATTAACTGGATCTCAAGGAACTCAGGGCGTTCAGGGAACTAATGGCTCTCAAGGTACTAACGGCACACAAGGCCTTACAGGTTTGCAAGGATTTACAGGCTCTCAAGGATTAACTGGAATTCAAGGCTCTCAAGGAACTCAGGGCCTTATTGGTGTTCAGGGAAATACAGGCACAACAGGTGCGACAGGTGCAACGGGATCACAAGGCACTACAGGTACAACGGGTGCGACAGGTTCACAAGGTACTCAGGGAATTCAGGGCATAACTGGCCTACAAGGTTTGACGGGCTTGCAAGGCACAACTGGTGCAACTGGTGCAACTGGTGCAACTGGATCGCAGGGAACTACTGGCGCAACTGGCGCTACTGGATCTCAAGGTACGCAAGGAATTCAAGGCAACCAGGGAACTACAGGAATTCAAGGTTTAACTGGATCTCAAGGTATTCAAGGCCGACAAGGAACTACTGGTACTACTGGCGCTACAGGATCTCAAGGAACTACTGGTACTACTGGTGCAACAGGTGCAACAGGCGCTCAGGGAGCAACAGGAACTCAGGGATTAACTGGAATTCAAGGAACAACTGGATCTACAGGAGCAACAGGTTCTCAAGGTACAACTGGAACACAGGGATTAACTGGATCTACGGGTGCGCAAGGCACAACTGGTGCTACAGGTATTCAAGGTGCAACGGGAACACAGGGAACAACTGGATCTCAAGGAATTCAAGGCCGACAAGGTACTACTGGAATTCAAGGAACAACAGGTACTCAGGGAACACAAGGAACGCAAGGTTTGCTTGGTTTACAGGGTATTCAGGGAACACAAAGCACACAAGGTACAACTGGTATTCAGGGTGTTCAGGGTACAATCGGTGCAAGCGCAACAGCATTGCCTGACATTTTAATGCTCGGTGGAATGTAAAAAGGGAGAATAATGCCAACAAATTACAAAGTATTAGGACAGTTAGCACCATCTGCGGCTACTGCTTCTACTCTTTACACCGTTCCTGCCGCAACACAAACGATTGTTTCAACCATCAATGTTGTAAACACTGGTGGAGCATCAGACACAGTGCGTATTGCTGTTCGCCCCGCAGGTGCAACTCTTTCTATTGAAGATTACATTGTTTACAATCTTAGCCTTAGCACAACTGCCACTTTTACATACACAAGTGGTGTAACTTTGGGGGCAACAGATGTTGTTACAGTTTATTCACAAAACGGCACATGTTCATTTAACGCATTTGGAAGCGAGATCTCATAATGGCAGTTTCAATTACACCTAACCCAAATGTACAGGGCCCACAAGGTACAACTGGTGCGCAAGGAGTGCAGGGCGTTCAAGGAACAACAGGTTTACAAGGTACGCAAGGTATTCAAGGACTTTTAGGTACTGCTTATTCAGCAACTTTTAATCCGCAAACAACTGCATACACACTTTTATCATCTGATAGAAATGTGTGGGTAACTATGAACAGCGCTACTTCTCAAACAATCACTGTTCCACCTAGTGTATTTACAAGCGGTCAATTAATTTATGTTCAGCGTATTGGCGCAGGAGCAGTTCCTATTGCACAAGGCGCTGGTGTAACAATTACATCAAATGCGGCTACTTCTTCAGCGCCTACTTTGCGCGCTCAATTTAGTTCAGCAACAATTCTTTGTACTGGAACAAATACATTTACAGTTGTTGGTGACATTGCTTAACGCACCCACAACATACCTACATCTGCGGTAGGGCGCAGGTTGGCTACTTTCCAACCGCCGTCAATCCAATCATCAGATGTAAGTTGATGCCAGGCTAATAATTGGTTGGTGTTGTTTACTCTTAGATCAAACCATTCATCAGGTTGTTCTAAATGACTAACAATGTATTGAGGCGCTACTTCTCTGTAACCCAATGTGAACAAATAATCTAATTGATCTTCATGCTGGTGCATGGTTTCAAATGTCCACTCAAAACAAATTGTTCCCCCGTAATGGCGGGTCATGCCTTTCATTACCTGCCACTCTGCACCTTCAACATCAATCTTGATTAAGTCAGGGTTGCCGTAAAACTCACATAATGTATCAAGGGTGATCGTTGAAACCTCACACTCTCTGTAAGGTTTGCCCTGGTATGGCATGCCGTCTTTGGTGAGCCAATCTTTGTTGAGCGTACTAAGCCCATCTTCATCTGCCTCATAGAACTTTAAGCGCTCGCCATCTTTATCGCTCACAGCCATTTTAAGAGGCACAACATTAGGGTTGTAAATAAAGTTATTAACCAACTGCGCATAAACGCGTGGAGCGGCTTCTAAGGCTATTACACGGTATCCCTGAGCCAACCCTGCAAGCACTGCATCACCACGGTTAGCGCCAACATCAAAAAGCAACATGTGTAAGCCTTCCTAAATTGCTTTTAACAGCAACTTCATAATCATGGGTTAATTTCATGCCGTCTAACTTATGTAACAATTCAAGACTTTCTTCTTTGCGCCCAATCCACCAGGCGCTTACTGCCTTCTCAAACAAAAGCACATACTTGCCTTCATACCCCACATCAACAGGAAGCGGTGAATTAAGTTGGTTGTGCAATCCAATGTTGGCCCAGGTGTAACACTCTTGCCATTGGCCTAAACGCTCATGGAACTGCGCTAGTAAGAAATAACCTTCAGGGCGGTATGGCAAATACGCAACAGCCTGCAATAAACAATTGCTTACAGTTGCCTGGCGGTCATTTTGATCATCAAAACAGTGCGCGGCTTTGAGAAGTGAGGCATAAACCAGGGTTGGGTGTGACTCATGACCGTATTCAGCGGTGCGCAAATAGAAAGAAACCGCTGATGCTGTTTGGTTTTGCTTCTCATACTCCACGGCTACATCAAAATTAAGCGTTGGATTAAATGGATCTTTGGATAGTTCTACAACTAACTGCTCAATTTTCATAAGCAAGGGCCTCCATAATTAAATCCTCAACTACCAATTTAGGTACTTCAAGAACAAATGCGGCGTTATCCTGGAAACCAAAAGACACCAAAAGATTACTTTTGTGAACCGCCGCCCCTACACAGAACTCAACGCGAGCATCTAAGAATGAAAATTCCTTACTTAGCCCCACAACATTTAGTTCCTGATCCCACACAACTAAGCGGTGACGGTAAATTGCATCTTTTTGATTTAAGTAATTCTTAAACAGATCTACCTCATGGGTAATGGAGATGTACATGTTGCCCCACCGTATGACCTGGCTAGATCCGCGCTGATCTTTTTGTGGTATGGCTGTTGGCTTAACAAATACCTGTTCACACTCCCCACTAATAGGGCTGGCATAAACTAATTCTGTTGGCATTGTCCATTTGATGAAGTGGTACGGCTTATCAAGGACGGGTATCCAATTCTTCTCACAATAAGAAGTATCAGGGGCGGGCGCTTTGATACGCACACGCCTAACCTCTTTGACCGCCCAGTTATCCCAGTCAATCTCAATGCGACTGTACTCCATGCGGCCTACAC